GCCATGTCCAGCCTTCAACAAAACCTAGGTATGTGCCTGCAACCATGTTGAGCGGTAAATCTGCAATTCGCAAAGGCAATCCCATGAAAATGCCAATCAAAGCATCACGATCCACATCATCGATTTCCGCGTTTGTTAATTCAAAAGTGATTTGCCTAAAATTCGCCTGTGGGTATGACCTCAGCGCCAAATAAAATGCGGCCTGATCCTCAGCATCAGTTTGATGCTTGATTGTGGTGGAAATAATTTGAGCCAATTTTCCAAACAAAAGAATCGACTCCTGATCACTATCTGTAACCTCTGACCCCGAATTTTGACCATACTTCAATGTGATGTCATTTCGGATGTCACCGGATCGAGTCTGGATTGACATAGAATTTGCAATTGCTTGAGCTGCCGATAAATCTGTATAACCATTAGTAGCCAGGTAGATTGATCGATGATCGGCCGAGGCATAGGAAATTTGGCCTGATGCGTTTTCGTAAATGTAGCCCAATCCCGATGTGGCGAGAGCTGACACAAGAGAATAAACATCAGTCACCGATGATGATCGTTGGGCCAATTCATAGCTGCCGGGCGTATCAATCTCGCCCAATCCGGTATTTTCTGCATCCTGCCATTGAGTGGTCGGTGTGTAGGCAGCCCATGTCAAAGCCGCTGGCACTTCGTTCCACGAGTTCACTAGTAAATCGGTAAGAATTGTCAAAATCTGATTGCCATCAAAATCCTGTGACAAAACCCCATCAGTTAAAGCCTTTGGCAATCTGGCCAAAGCGCCTAAACCTAAGATTGAAACAGATTGATTGATGCCCACCACACCCGATGCAGCAATGCCAATGTCAAATTCCACGACTGTGCCGCCAAAAATTGGCACAAAAGTATTTGTAGAATCCTGCAACTCAATAGTCACAGCATCATTGATTTCAATGTCCACAATTGATTGATCCAAATTGATCAATTCCAGATTGACATACCCGGCATTTGCTTGCTCATAAATGTTGGTCCGGCCTGATGTTATGGTCAAATTGGCAAGTGCAAAATTGGTGTATTCGATACCTTTAACTCTCACACGCCAAACGGGATTGAAAATGCTCATGCAAATTGCAATCCACTTGCACCATTGGTGCCACGATAAAATGAATTGTTCAAAGCATCAACGGCCGCACGCTTAAAACCTTCCTCATCCATCATTGATGCAGCATTTACATTTATCACGATTCGTTCGGATGTTGAAAGGCCACCGGTAGCCGCTACGCGTGCAGCTGCGGCATCTGCGCGCGCTTTCTTAAGTCTTTCGGTTTCTGCCTTCAATTCCTCGCGCCTTAAAATTGCAGCTTGCATGGCTGGTGAATACGCGGCAAGTGGAGCACCTGTAAAAGTGGGTGATGTACCTGATGGCATAAACACGCCACCCGGCGAATTAAATCCTCCCGGTGAATCCTCGGGTGCGCTTGGCTCAAAACCGCCACCGGCTTTCAAACCTTTCGATCCATCATCTCCGCCAAAGAAAAAGCGTGTGACCGGGTTATCTTTGACAAAATTCACAAACTCTTTGATTTTTGTGACTGTGTTCGAAATGAATCCCACAAGCTTTGAAAAACCTGTGACAAGCCCACCGACAAGAGTGCCGATGCCTTCAAGTGCTGTTTTGAAAGTACCGCCCAAAAGTGGTGCCAAATACTTTTTGATGAAATCCCAAACCTTTGCCAATGCATCATAAAAAGGTTGCAATTCGGCTTCATTGTCTGTGATTGCTTTTTTGATTTTATCAAATGCAGATTTCAAACCTTCAAGGATTGGCCCCACAACCGATCCGATTGCTGGGATCACTTCATCGTATAGAAACTTCCACCATGAAACGAGAATTGGCAAAAGGTCATCGCGTACAACCTTGACGATTTGACCAAAGGCTGGCCCCAAAGTCTTGCCTAGATTGTTTGCAAAATCTGATAGTGCAGGAATTCCTTTGTTCACAATGTTGCTGACCAATGGTGTGATCGCATCTAAAACATACGACCCGACAGTTTCTTTGGCTTCATCAAATGCCACATTGAGACGTGCCATTTTGCCTGCAAATGTCTCAGCTTGCTGCGATGCCTGACCTTCAAAAGTTTTTGAAAGTGCGGCAGCGGCAGCATCGAAATCTTTTGATTTGATAATTGATTCATCAATGCCAACACCGAGTTTTTTCAAAGCTCCTAAATTGCCATCGTAAGCCTTACCCAAAGCCTCAGAAACAGCTTGCAAATCTTTGCCCGTACCAGCTGCAATGTCCAAAGCCAATGATTGCAATTCTTGTGCTTTTGTCGCATCTTTTGTCGATCTGATTAATCGATCTAGCGATGGCCTCAATTTGTCATCGGTGATGCCGTTTGCCAAAGCTGTTTGGGTTATGTAATCCTCAACGGCTTTGATTTGGTTTGTTGTAGCATCCGTGACATTTTTGAGAGTGGTTGCCAATTTGGCTTGAGCGGCTTCATCCTCAATGGCAGATTTTACGCCATCAACCAGCAATGTGCCGGCATAAGCTGCGGCAGCTGCTCCAGCTACGGCAAAAGCGGTGCCGGCTTTTTTGGCAAATCCACCGAGCTTGCTGCCAAAACCTTCGACCTCATTTGATCCGGCACCAAGATTCTTTTTGAGGTTGTCAATGTCAGCCAGAATTGAAAGCTTGAGAGTTCTTGATTGACCGGCCATCACCACTCCTTCAAAATCTTTGTGAAAGCATTTTCCCACTCATTGATGATGTGTGGTTGTTCGGCTCTCAATGTCGGATAAATAAAGTATCCTCGCGATCCGCGACCTTCACGGCCTGACCACACCGGGAATTGCTTGAATTTGTTTGAGCCAAATTCGTAGCCGCCCCAAAGCTGTTGAGTTGTACCGCCACCGCTGAATTTTTGAGAAACAAAGCCAAATGACAATTCACCGATCTTTGAGGATTTGCTTACGCGTGATCCATCCGCAACACGGCTGGCCGCTTTGTTTGGACGGCCACCGGCTGCGCTCTTTATTTTTGATTGCACATAAGTTGCCAATCCATTTGAAACGCCTTTGGCTTGAGCAACCGCTTCATCATCCATGCCTTTGAAAGCCTGCAAAATGCCGCGCAATTGAGCTTTGTCATAGGTGATTGACTCAGTTGCCATCTCTTATCCTTAGAATCTCATAAACAGTTAAAATGTCCTCAGCGGTTTGAAACTCTGATCGTGACAAGCCCGTGGTGATGGCCAATTCCCAAATGATCCGGTTTATTGATCCGGATTCGTAACTTTTGGGTTTTCGGTTTCTCCCATGTTTATGTCAGTTACAGTCTCGCACCAAACCTCAAAAGGCTTCACAGGTTTTCCAGCTGATTCGCGCTTCATTGCGTGGTACGCCAAAAACATCAGATCAGCAATGCCCAATTTCTCAGATACTTGCTGAATCGTGTTTCCGGTTTTCTGTTCCCATTTCATCCACTCTGGTGGGAGCGCGGTATAGGTTGCGCTCTCCCCAGTTGTGAATTCAATTGTGATTGCTAGCTTCATGCTCCCGATCTCCTTTGTTAGCTAATTGTCAAAATTGGTGTTGTGACACAGGTGAAAGCTAGTGACACAGTTTGTGCATCTGGTGCTGTACCGCCTGCGCTTGGCAGAATTGGCTGCACATCAAAAGCAAATGATGCGCCTGAGTCTGCTCCAAAGATTACAGACAAGCCAGTATTTGGTGCGCTGGTTGCCGCTGTCCAAAGTGATTCACAAAGCGAATTTGCTGCGCCCCAGTCGGCCAACATTTCAACAGCAAATGTGCCTTGAGTGTCGGTCGTAAAGTACGCCTTGCCATCGAGTGTCTGGTATGTATTGATCGTTGAATCGACTGTCAAAGTCGCTGATGTAGCTTGAGCATCATAATTAGCACCAGCGATGGTGAAAGTTATGTCTCTGCCCGTGATGATTGTTGTTGGCATGATTTCTCCTTAGTTGGTGTAATAAGTGCTGACTTGTAAATCGGCTGTGAGGTATTTACCTGCACCGACTTCCAATGGTTGAGGTTGATTTACATTGCCCACGACATAGCCGTTTGGCATTGCGCTGATGATGCTGATCATCAATGTTTCGAGATTGTCCAAAGCTGCGGCATTGTTGGCATAACCGACAACACCAGTCACAGTCAGATTGACTCTGACTTTTGTGGTTGATCCATTGATCAAAACGCTTTCCAAATAAGGTGCATCTGGGATCAAGCAAATTGATGGGCTTGTCATGGTTTCTGGGATGCCGTTGTACACATTGGCCGCAATGCCTGAAAGTGCTGTTTTAAGTGGTGTGCGGATTGCGGATTCGATGCTCATTGACACATCGTTTCGACATCAAGAAACGGGCCTAAAAGCCCGATAACTCTGTTGGAAAGACTGCGGCCTAAAACGAAAGGTGACGGCTGAAAATTGTCTGACATGATCTGGTTGCCGGGAGCTGTGATGCTCTGGAAAATTTCAACCGCCACAACCAAAATTGCATTTTCAATTGGCGGTGTGGATGCATACAAAGCCGCTGCCGATCCACCGCTCAATGTTGCTGTTGCCGCTGGAATAAACGGCAATGGATAATCACGATCAGCGGCCGCTGTTGCAGCTGTGAAAGTGTAAGGCTCAATCCGATCATCGGTGACTGTGTAAGTCGCGCTGTAAGCTCCGGCCCCGGTAACAACAACAGATTGACCCGGCACAAAGTAATTTGGCCGCATTGTGGTGAAATAAATGACGGAATCACTCACATTGGCAAAAGTCACCGATGATTGGTATTGCGTAAGTAAAGGCAAAATCGTTTGCTCAGCGGAATCTATGTAAGAATCCAATTGAGCATCACTATACAAGGAAACCGAGACACCAAGAATTGATCGTAGCTGTGAAGCTGTGACTATCGCTGGCATCTCGGTTCCTTTCGTGTCAGTAGCGTTCGGGAGCGACCGCTACCGATGATTGATTTATGGGAGGTTGTTCCAACGCGCTCCACCGGCAACCTTTGTTGCCAATGCGCCGTACCCGTAATACAGGATGTCAATGGTTCCATCGCTGTT